CTATTGATGCCTGCGTATTCTGCACATACATAAGAGGTTGGCTGTAAAGCGTAGTGTCTGCAAGGCCACTATCATACCGTTGTTGGTCCAGTTGCAGGTTAGCCGATATGTTCCCCGCATCCTTCTGCGAGAATGCACTTCCTTGCGTATTATCCCTGTTGAATGCTGTGGCACTAGCCTGCGCTGCCTCTACCTGCTTCTGCATTGCAGCGTCCGCAGCATCGCCGAGGCTGTTCCAAGCGGTTACTTCCTCGTAGATAATTGCGGTAAGCGCGGCCACGGCTGACACTACAGCAATAATGCCAAGCAAGATTTCGCCGCCGCCGACAGCAAACAGGCCCAAAGCCACTTCGCCCATCGTGCCGAGGGCACTTCCTACAGCAGCAATAACGGATGCGAGGTCGAGCGCCAAGAACGCCTTGAAGGCGATTACCATCCCACCGAGCGATTCGACAAACGCCGCAATGTTCAAGGCAAACAATTCGCCAAACGCTATAGTGGTTTCCGCAATGGCAGCGGGAAGAAGGGCGACGTTCTCGATAAACAATAGTATCGCATCGCCAATACCGAAGAAGAAGCCGTAGACACCGGCATAAACTTCACTAGCCGTCATCGCTGTAAGAGCGCCGGTCGTTGCAACAGCCGTGGTGCCAATAGCAACAAGCGAGGCCGTCACTGTGCCGATAACACTGGATACCCCGCCAAGCGTTGCTGATGCAAGCGAGAACAAGCCAAGAGCGCGGGCTAGTGCGCCGAACGCCGCCGCCGCACCTATTACCGCAGTGGATGCCGCAACAAAGCCTACCGTATAGTTGATGAATGTCTTCGTTTCGGGGTCAAGTTCACGGTAAGCTTTGGTCAGTCCGATCAGATAGTCAGCCGCCGCCTTGATAGCCGGAGCGAACTGTTCACCGACCGACCGTTGAATATCAGCAAAGGCGTTGCTAAGAAGATCAAGACTACCCTTGGTGGTATTCAGGTTTTTAAGGGTGAAGTCGAACGCCGTGGTAGTGTTGGAAATCTGGTCCAACATATCACGGTAGGAAGACGTGGCGTGGCCCGCAGCAGGAACAACGTCCTTCATAAGCTGGATAGACGCCGCAAGGGCTTGGTTGCCGAAGATTTTGGCAAGCTGACCTTGTGACAGGTTCTTCGACGCAAGTTCTTGAAGGATAGATTCAAGACCACGGAAGTTCCCGGTGGCGTCAATAACGGAAACACCAAGGTCACGCAGAATCTTCTGTGCGTCGCCTACAGGGTTGGTCAGGCGGATGATGACGTTGCGAAGACCAGTTCCGGCCTGTTGACCACGAAGACCAACGTTGAACAATTCGTCAAGATAGGCGGTTGTCTGCTCAAGGGACAGGCCAGCAATTTCAGCAACGGGGCCGACTTGACGAAGGCCAAACTGCAATTTCTGCAAGCTGGCGAGTGAACTGTTGATAGATGCCGTGAACAAGTTGGCAACGTCCGTCGCACTCGACGCCGGAAGCTCAAACGCGGTAAGGCTCGCTGCGATCAAGTCAGCGGCTTGACCAACGTCCGACATGGTAGCAGAGGACAGCAAGAGGACGCCGTTCAAGCCTTGCATGGCCTGTTGGGCAGTAAAGCCTGCCTGCGCAAGTTCCTGCATGGCAGTGACAGCTTGGCCCGCAGACACCGCTGTTACCAGAGAGAAATTTCGAGCTGCATCCGCCATCTGGGTGATTTCACTGGCAGTCGCACCGGCAACGGAACCAGTGAACACAACAGCCTGTTGAAAATCGATGAATGACTTTACCGCGCCGCCGAAACTATTGGCAGCAGAGGTAAGTAGGGCGAAGGAAGCCGCCGCCCTACCAATGTCTGTGGCGATTTTCCCGAAGTCAACGTTAGCGTCGGCCATTTATTACCTATTCAACGTGTCAGCCTTGCAAAGCCCGGACCATCCCCTGTTAGCTGAGATTGATCCGCAGTGGTTTTGTTCTGGCGTTCCACGACCCTTTCGTATTCTAGTTCATCGCTGAAGGAAGATGATACGAGGGACACGATAGGCATGAACATGAGCGGCTGATTGCCAAGAGCGCCTGCGTTCGGTAGATGACCTTTATCAAAGGCATTGTAGCCGATCATTATGGTCATCCACCATTCAGGGTCTTCGTGGATGAACCTTCGGGGGCAGCGGTCCTGTTGTTCCCCCGAAGGTAGCTGCCAGTAGTGCTTCTGTCCGAACTTTCGAATTGCCGGTGCGGTGCAACCACGTTCTTTCTTCTGATCGTCACTGCAACTATCGCACCGCCAATCCGAGAAGCTCTTTCGACGGACAGATGCTACTGAGTGTTGGATTCGTTCTGGGAGGCCGGGGCGGTCACTTGCTCCGTGTCCTCCTTTGGCTTCAAAGGGGACGCCACCATCCCGTTCTTCACCATGATTTCGGTGGACAAGTCCATGATCAACGAAATCGGCATCGCCGTGATGCAGTCACGGGACACGGAGACAGAAAAGGTGCCATCGCCATTCGGCACGGTTTCGGTGGCGTATTTGATCGGCACGCCGTTCTCGCCGATATAGTTATCCCAGCCCTTCAAGCCCCTACGAACAACTTCGTAGGCGCGGGCGGTCGGCTGCGGAATCAGCGTGGCAACGCCATCGACAAGCTTGGCGTTTTGCACCATGTCGGTCATTTCGATCTTGTCGTTGTAGGTCAGGTTGCCGATGTAGAACACAGTCGGCTTGTCGGGCATCCGGCCAGCTTCGACTGCGGCCTTGTAATCCGGGTGGTCAGGGTGCCCCGTATCGCTGGGGTGAATGAAGCTGACCTTTTCTTTCGTGAAAACACCGTGAAGTGCCATAATTGCTGCCCCTCCTATGGGCCTCTGCTATGGGTATGCTTTGGTTGCCGTAAGTTTTCTTACTCTTGACCCCCGAGGCATATGTTTGACCATTCCATCCGCCGCGTCCCGTGTGAGCTTGACCGCGACAGTGTAGAACATTTCTACACCCTTCTCGTCGTAAAGTCCAGTGAACTTTTCCACGAGGTAGACCGTGATTTCAAACGCTTGTCCAGATGCCATTGGTGGGATACTCATGCCAGTGTCCAACACGATGAACGGGCAGTTCGAGAGTTGGAGCTTCCTCGGGTCAATTCCACCGAAATCATGGTTATCTCCGCTTGCAATCGATTGTAGCAAAAAGGGGCGAGGTTGTTTCCCCGCCCCTTCTCTCGCTGCCCCCTCGTTGTTCCTTAGCAGAACTGGACCCGGATTTCGTCATCGCCAGACCACGACACCCCGTTCAGTTGGAAGTTCGCTTGCAGCGTGGCGAGGCCGTTGCGGTCGCCGTAGGTCAGGCCCGTGTAGTTGCAGCGGTCGGCATAAAACCGGACGGTATTGCCAACATCGGTGCCGACGCGGACCGCTATCGGGAATTGCACCGACTTGGAAAAGTTTTTCCACATGCCGGTGTAAATCTCGTAGGTCGCTTCGGGGTCAAGTTGGGCGGTCGGCGCGCGGCCCGAGATGATCGAACCGTCATAACCATCGGCCTTGTTCATGCACTCTTTCGGGTTGATGGTGTTCGCAAGCGTGATCGTAAACGCCTGTGCGCAGAAGTCGTTGTCACCCGAGATGGACATTTGGGCCAATTCCAACTGCGACGGAACAGTGGGTTCGAAGGTTGCATCAAGCGGGATTGGTTCCTCCACCGGATCGGAGTAATTGCCGGTGAACTCGAACTTGGCTTCACTGTAGTTCCCCGCCGTGCCGGTGAAGGTCACGGTGCCCGTGCAGTCGGTGATCTTGGACAGTTGTCCATCCTGATAGGCCCAAAGCGTGCCTACGAGCATCGTCACGTTGTCCGACATGGGTTGATACATGTAGCCTGTTTCGTAAAGTTGCACGATCCATTCCTGACCAGCAACGAGGTTGCCCGTCCAAGTCGGGGTGATGGTGGCACCGCTGCTGCCAAGCGGGACCGGAGTCGTCGCGGAAGTAACGGTCACCGCCGCCGTGGCGAAAGTCACGGTGATGGCACTGCCAACAACCGTGGCAACGAGCCGGGTATCAGCATCGATCAGTGCCGCAATCGCGGTTGCGACCGCAGCCGTGGTCGCATCGCCTGCCTGCACGGTGTAAGGGAACACGACGCCGCCGACGACAGCATACAACGTATTGCCCGCCGTCAACGTGCCACCGACAGTGAAGACGAGCGAAGTCGGGTTCGAAGCGTTCAGCGTAAGCGTGGTCAGCGCCGAATCGTTGGACGCCGCCTCGTTCCGAGTGTTCGGAAGCACGGTCGTATCGAGTTCTCCGCTGCCCCAACGCGAAACAGCCAGCTTGGCCGTGGCACTTGCACCACCAAGCACGCAGGTCACGCGATACGAGCCGAACTTGGAAGTCGGCGCGGCGGTCTTGCCCCATGCCACAGCAGGACCGACCACGAGGCCGTTGTTGACGATTTCCCCGATCTGCGAAGCCGCGCCGGTCGTGACAAGCGTTTCTTTCCAGCCGCAGCAGCGCATAAGCGTCCCGACCTTCGGACGGGTGATACCAACATCGCCCGACGACTTGATTTCGTGGGAAAACGTGGCCTTCATCAGCTTGCGACCGACGCCGCTCGGAATGGGCGAGAACGAGGGCCGGAAGACTTTGCGTTCCAGCTTCGTCGGATTCAGCGCCAAGGACAAACCGGACACCAACATGGCATCGTTGAGCTTGTCGGGCGTGGCGGGCGTCCCGCGAGCCGTCTGCGGCTTGAACAGGATGAGCGTGCGTTCCGTGAGAATGTTGGGTTTAACAGCCATGTCATTTGTCCTTTCGGTTTCTCATCAAGGGGCGCCAATTCTGGCATAGGGGTTGTTGAGCCGTGTTCTGTATGTGATGAGAGTCGAGAGGACGCCACCGGGGTAGATTTCCTTGAAACCCACAATGGTTGTCGTATTGCTGTCTTCTTCGACATTTAGGGTCAAACCCCCAATGTTATGATCGCCCAAGAGCGCATACTGTAGCAGGCCCAAATAATAGCCGTAAACATCATGCACATCAATACTTATGTTTCTGGTGAAGCGAAACGGAAACATCACCGGAAGTTCGTAGGTGCTGACCATGCCGATCTTGGCTATTTTCTTTTCCTGCCCATAGTCAATTCCGACGCAGGGGGTGGGCGTATTGTCCACATCGGATATGTCCGAATCGTATACTTTCTGCCAAACATCGGTGCTATGGTCCTGCATCGCTTGCAGTTTGGTGACCATAGCCGCGTGAACTTGCT